GTCCGCGGTCTTTTTACCATTGATCTGATAATCAAGAATCAGATCTTCCGCGAGTTCATCAAATCGGACCCGGTCAAAAAAGGAGCCGGGTATTCTGTTATCCGCGACCTCACCCTCACGCTTATGGAGTAGTTTCTTAGCTTCCGTCTGCAGATGACTTTTGCTTGATTCATATAAAGGCTGACCGTTACGATAATATTTAATCCACCAGACATTTCCCCGCTTGTAAAGCATACCCATATCATCACCCCTCTTTCTGTTTTTTTTGAGCCTCAGAATTATTGATTTCAGTTTCAAGCCACTCTTCATATTTTTCCCTGGTTGTCATATACCGACCGCCGATCATCACAATGGGAAAGGGGTTTTGCTCCCTTTTCATCAAGCCCCTGATGACCTTCCGGCATAGTTTAGACTTTTCGCATATTTCTTCCCAACCTCTCCAAACGGCTTCACTCATTTTCACTCGCCCCGCCTGGATTCCGGCCTGATTCTGGCCGCAATAATGGCCTCATGGTCATGTTTTGTTTGAAATTCAATCCGCCCAATATCTTTGTTTATGGTGTCGCAAGCCTCAAACAAGGCCCGGTCTAATCTCTTGAAGCCATGTTTCCTCAAACATAGAAAAAAATGACCTCAAGGCATTAAGTTTCATGTAAACATGGTCATAAAGGTCAGGGTGATAATCATCACTATTCCAGAGTTCCGTTTCGAGTTCAGTTCCATTTCCGACTTCATCAAATTCACTCTTATGGTTCATTTCCCCCCCCATAAATTAAAAAGCCCGAGAAGTGATCAACGACCTAAGACAGTCGCCCGGGACCTCGCGGTATCCCGGCTTCTCGGGCAAATTAAATTTATGGACAAACAAAAAATAGCCACTAACGGAGGCTCTCCCGGTCTTAGAATTTTGATCATCTTCAGAATAGCACCTTTACGGGTTAAGTCAAGATTTATTTTTTCGATTTCGTGAAAGGTTTAAAATCGATTCTGAGGCAAAAGAAGCTCGCTCAGACCATCTTTTTCCCGTGATCCGCAAGGGCTTCCAAGGCCTTTTTGACTTCGGCTTCCATGATCGCCTGTTTTCCCGCCCTCGTTTCAACGGTCTCAAGCATCTGAGCGAGGCGACTTGGCAAGGCTAAAACGTGCTGTTTGACCGCTACCACGATCTTGGACCATGCTTCCGCTACGTCAGCCGCCGGTATAAGCTGGCCCCGTAGTTGAGCATTTTTCAACTCTTGAGCATCGGCCTGTTCTTTAGCCAGCCTTGCCCGTTCTTCATTCAGAACCAGGTCCCGCTTAGCTGGCTTCCAGTTGAAAAGTATCGGTAAAACTTTGGTTGACTCATAGAGGTAAGCCCGACCTTCTTTTCGTTCAGGAGAAAGGCCCTCAAGCCGCTTCTTTATGGTCCTGTAACTCATGCCTGAAATTTCCATTAACTGATTGATTGAAATTTCCATTATGATGATGACCCCTATAAAATTCTGTGACTAAAAATAAAACGCGCTATTCGCGTCACCCGCGTCTAAAGGTCCAGTAAGGACCCGTCCTGAAAGAAGAGAGGTTGCCCGGGCGGACAGCGTCACTATCCGCCCGGGCAAGGTAAGCGCATTGAAGTTGGGGCGAAGACGAAGAAGAAACCCCCGCAAGGATGCGCTCACCGTTTAATGACCCTTGCGTTTTTATTAATGACCGAGAGAGAAAAGGAGCAGGAACCCCTTGTGAGGCCCGGTCAATTTAAGCCGCCTCACCACGGCATTACAGCTTATGTGGACGAACCTACACAAAACGATTCGGCGTGCCTCAAGGCTACGTCCACGTCCTGCAAGGCGACCACTCGGACCGTCCCGGAAGTGCTATGCGTATAAGGATCAACCGTCAGATCGAGACCGCTCCAAAGACCTATTATGAGATCGCTAAAGTTCCCAAAAATAATAGTGTCAGCTGGGACCTGGTTCGACACGCCGACCTTATAGCCATTTGCCCGGCCGTCTTCCATGAGATAAGTCGGATAGCCGCTTTCTTTCGCGGTCTGTTTCATATTTGCGGCGATAGTCGCGTTGACAAGATAAGCCAGGTTCCCGATCAAAGCATTATCGACCGCGATTGATTTTTCAAGGTCGACAATGTCCCCCCAGTCAGGAGTTGAAGCCGCGTTGATGGTGACCGATCCGATCCCGGTTGTATTCAATATTCCTAATGGTTGATTTTGTGAACCGACTCCATTGATCGCGGCCAAATCAATCATCAAGGCCAGCGTGGTAGCCAAATCACGCTTTACGAATTCCTCCGCATCTAGGGAAGATTGCAGCTGTAGCCGGCGAGTAATATCGGTAAAAGCCCCGACCGTCTTTGGCCTTAAAGAAACCTGACCAACTGCCTGATCACTTTCAGTAGGGGAACCGCCTTCATTGAGCCAGTAGCCCGTTGCCCGGCCCGTTTGTTTTGGCAGGGCGACATCACCCTGCAGATCACGAATAACAGTCGCGCCAAGCTCTTGAATCAGCATGGCATTATCAAGTTTTTCGATAAACGAAGAGGGCATGAGGTCCGTTCCGACCAGGTAGCCCGCCGCCGCATCGTTCCCGACAGTTAAGTCTCGCTGATAGTTTGATTCGCTAAAGGCCAAGCCTGTTTGCCTAATTTCCTTTGCGCGGCCCTAGAGACTTCGAACTCGAAAGACGCGGCTTTCTGGGCTTGCTTATCGGTCGGATTTGCCAAGGCGCGAACCACTCGCAGGAACGAAAAACTTTGCTTCTCCAATCTGCTCAAGCCAAGACTTGGACCCGAATAATAAACTTCCTCAGCCCGGTTGCGTTCAGCCATCGTGTCCAAAACCTGGGTCCTGAAGGCTTCAAGAGAAGTGCCATTTTTAATCGCTCGGAGGGCCTGTTCTTCCATGTTGTGGATTTCACCATTTGGTGTCGTATTCTAATTTGTCATGCATAATTGTAACCTCTTTATTTTTAATAGTTTTTGACTTAATTTGATTTTCTCGATTTCTCCCAACGCCGACAGATTCATCCGCCGGTATTGAGACAATAGAAATTTCTAAGGGTTTCCATTCCGTGACTCGGAAAGTGTCCCCGGTTTCCTCGCCTGAGGATTCAAGAACCATTTTCATGACCCGATATCCGACCGAAACATTAACCCGGATACCGTCAATGACATCCTGAAATTCCTGTTCAGCCAGTTCGCTTTTTCCAAAGCGAACCGAAGCTCGACCTTTCCGGTCGTCGCCGATCCAGGCTTTTTCTATGACGCCGACTTGCTCGTCTCTCCAATGGTCCTTCAAAAGCGGAGCGCGTCCGCTATCTAAAAAGCTCAGGTCGACGCCCGAGCCGTGATCCAGTATTTCAATGCCGAAATATCGCTCGTAAGGAGCCTCAGACGAAAAGGATAGATCAATCGTTCTTCCCTTTTTGTCAGCCGTGTGTTTTAACGCTCTCAATCATGCTGTATGTTCTCCTTTTGTGAGAGTTCCCGGTTCAGTCGGTATATGAAAGCTCAAGAGCCTATGTCCCCTTGTGTTGAAAATGATGGTGAATCCCTCAGACATCGAAGAACTCCTCATCATCAAATGAGCTAACCGGGTTCTCGTTATATTGCCCCCCGACTAATGTTTGAAATGTGCCTAACAGTTTTCGATCACGTTCATTCGCGTATGATTGCTTATTTGAACCCGCCGGGACTTTTGGCTTGATCATCTTCAGCCATAGCTGATCAAATCTCTCCCTGAGTTTTGAAGTTGAAAGGATATTGCAGGACCAAAATTGATCTTGCTGACACCATCTGATGACTGCCTCTAAATCCTCAAACGATCTCCCGTCTATCCTGTGAGCTAAATCAACCTGCCTAGCCCAGGACTGGAGGTTAGGTTTTTTCGCTTTCGGATTATTTTGAAGAATAAGGCTATAAAGAAGCTCTGCAAGTCGGACCTCGTTAGAGTCCGACGAAAAGGTTCTAGTTCTTTTCTTAATATTCTTAACATTCTTGTTTGTGATCACCTGCTGATCATCTGCTGATCGTCTGCTGATCACCTGCTGATCATTTTGTTGATCATCTTCAAGCTCTTGGCATTGGTAAGTATCCCAATTTACAACTGTAATTAACGAAAATTTGTTGTTCGTTTCAATGATCAGATTTCCAAGGGCTTGTAAAACTTTTATCCATCTCCAAACTGTAATTGGTGATGGATTTGATTTTCGCTTCTTGGGGTACATGGCTTTGTGGAACTCAAACCGGCCCGTAATGAACTGGCCGGGTTTCACTAAAACCGGTTTTGCTAAACCATCAACCTTGACCCACCGCTCCTTGTGATTGGCAAGCATCAAACAGCAACAATATACCCGCCATAGATTAGGATCAGACCAAACAGCCGACTCCATACTTTTTCGCCAAAGTTTTACCCATCCCGCTCGGCTCATAACGCATACTCCTCCGGATCCTCGAACCTGACCGCCATGAGTTCAGCAAGCTCCTGATTGCTGGTCTTGACCTGGCCTTTTTCATCGGCTAGTTCGGCCAATAGTAAAAAGAGGTTCGCGGCCCCTGGATCGCGCCGAAAAAGCCAGGCATATTTCCGGCGAAAGGC